GCATACTTACTCATAACATCAGCCGCGTCATCAACAGCTGAAGGTTCTTTATTAAAAATTTTATCCCAATTTTCATTAAACTTTTTAGTATCTTCGGGTCTTCGTTTTGAGCCCTTACCGCCGTGCCATTTACTCATAATCTACCTAATTGAGTCATCGCTTGATGAACTCTATCTAAATCTGGGTCGTTAAGATATCCATATATTCCTAAATCATAATTCTTATATTCAGACATAAAGTCAAGTGGCGGCTCACAGAAAGTTTGGTCTTCTCTATCCATAAAAGCAACTTCCCACTTACCTTCTTCATATCCATAAGAACCAGTAAATTTTACAGCTGATACAATATAATCATCATAATCAAATTGTATTCGCACTCCATCGTGCCATTTTTGTCTTGCAGGCCATTTAGGCATTAGCTCATTCTCCCTATAATAAATCCTAGCCAAAATACGAAGATGTCAATAAAGAAATGCATGATAAAACTTAGTGCAAAAATTTCTTTCCAATGAACTTTGCAAATGTGAAACCATTCAGCAAATTTCTTCATTAATCTTCCCTTTGGCCAAATCCATAATCAATTACAACTGGGAATCTTGGTATTCCATCTGGTGTTTCATTGAAATATCTCAATGTTGCCCAATCTGGTGCTTTACCATCTTCCCATAATTTTTTCAATACTTCTTGTGTACCGCGAACTCCAGAACCAAATTCTGTTCCGTCAGGTTTGGCTAATATAAAGTGTTTTGTATATCCAGCCCAGTTACCTTTACCTTCTAACATTTTAACAACTCGGAATTCATCAGTAATAAATTCTTTACGCTTTAATAAAAATTTACTTCTTTTATTTTCGTAAGGCTTATCGTATCGTACCATCTGCCCTTCGTAACCAGCTTCTGTCCATTGTCCATAAAGATTGTCTAAACTTTCTTGTGATTGTACTGATATAGTTTCTACAACTTTAATTGTATTCATGTCAGAAAGTGTCATACCCAGCCTAAAAAACCTGCTTGAAAAGACTAAATCGCTCTCAGAAGTGTCATACATGTCATACACATGATATTGAACAAGCTTTTCAGATTCAGCAAAATCTTCTTCTGTGCTTTTCAGTTTACGAACTAGAGAAGTAATCTTATTAAAGTCTTCTTTAAGCTCGTGATTATAAAGCTCACCATCAAAAATATACTCTGGGTGTTCTTCGAAGATTGGCTTGAGTTGTTCCCAAATGTGTGGGCAACTTGTAATTGGTTTTGCTTGACGTGTCCATAAACCATCTTTATTAGCAATACAACGAATACCATCTAGTTTTGGTTGAGCGATAATTGGAAATTCAACACCGTCTTTATAACCACCAGCAAGCATTGGTTTAAATGCTTCATAAGAATCAATGTCTTTGATATCTTTGAAATACTCTTTTTCTAGTCGTCTGTCGTAGATACTCATTGCTTCAGCAATTGCTTGTGTATAAGCAGTGGTCGCATTTGCACGACCAACATTTTTTGCTTTGGATTCATTCCAACCTGAGGTAACAAGCTTTCCACCTTTAATTCCAGCAATACTTCTAATTGCAGCAACATCATCTGAGTCCCAACCATATTGAATAGTTAGTTCTCTGATTTTACCTTTTGTATCTCTCTTATAGAGAGTTGGTAACGATGATATATTTTTCATTAGCCTCTCCTCATTTTAGCAATTTCTTCTGCTTGTTTAGTACCTTTCATAACTGGAACTGCGTTTGATTTATGCATAGTAGCAATACCAACAATCAGGTCTCCAGTATACTTAAGTGTTTCTTTCTTTGTACCACTGCCACCACCTGTAACTTCTAGCGATGGATAGTTTGGTGTTTCTCTGCGATAAGCAGATTGTGGTTTGTAAGTTTTAAAATTTTTGTAATTGCGTGGGTCAGGCATTTTGATGCGACCATAAGAATAATCAATATACTCTTGTAGAGTATCATATCGTAAGTCGTGCATACTTTTACGTTTCATGTCACGATTGTGCTCTCGCCATTGCAGCTCGAGTTCTTGTAATTTCGCTTTGGTTAGTTTGACTTTACGCTTTTTAGTGCTGATTGTCGATAAACCTCTAGCTAATCCCATAATATAAACCTTCAAATAAAATACAATTATAACACGTTATTTTGTATTTGTCAACCCTTAAAAAAGGGAGTCGGTGGTCGTCCGTTTGGGTGTTCCGTACTTACAGTCAGTATGTCGCTGGTTCTGGTGTTCCCTACTAGGAGCAGTAGCCGTCGTGGGTCCTTGCAATTTTGCTCGCCGTCATGGTTTATTCCCACCAACTCTTTGTTTGTTTACCTTCGGCCTCTATAGGCTCTTGGTAAGTTATTTTGTAAATTGTCTTTCGCAACTTGTTTAAGCCATCTTTTTCTACCTTCGGCAGCTTTACGCTTACGCTTGGCAGTTGGCTTTTCGTAAAATTCTCTAGCTCTTAATTCTTTTATAATTCCAGCTTTTTCAATCTGTTTTCTAAATTTCCTTAATGCTATATCAAAAGGCATATCCATTGGTGGCCTTCTATCTTTTGGATGTCTTGGCTTTGCTCTTAAATCAACAGTTCTACCATTGATTTGTTTAGTATTATTAAATTTTCTCATATTGGGTTTATTATAATTGGTTTTGTTTGATTTGTCAACCTTTTTTTGCATTTATTTTCAAATTAAAAAAAGGGAAGCACTAAGCTTCCCTCCAAAAACGGCCAGGCAGGATGTCACCTACGTGGATTGTTTTTGATTAGGCTCCCCTAAGAAACTCTAATACTGTTTCAGGCGATGTTTCTCCGTAAGGGTCTGTTTCACAATCATCAGACTTACCAGGTTCAACGAACATCTTTTCGACAACACCATCATTTACAATCATAGCGTATCTCCAAGACCTTGCGCCGAAGCCAACATTATCTTTACGAACAAGCATATTCATACCAGCGGTAAATGAGCATGAACCATCTGGAATAAATTTCACGTTTTGTACACGTTGGTCTTGCAACCAAGCATTCATAACGAAAGCGTCATTACATGATATACAGTAAACATCATCAATCCCTTCTGCTTGAAAATCCTCAAACCTAGCTTCATAGCCGGGTACTTGGAAGTTCGAACAGGTTGGAGTAAATGCACCTGGTAGCGAGAATACAATTACTCTTTTACCGCCAAAATAATCGTCGGTATTGAGTTCTTGCCATTCAAAATCACCAGTATCTACGTTTCGAGAGCGTGTTTTAAATACTACGTCTGGGACTCGTTGGGTCATAATATATTTCCTATAGGTCAGTGAGAGGGCATTGCGCCCTCTCGTCAATTTAAGTTATTCTACTAAGAATTCCTTTTTATTATTAATCTTAATTTTTTGCGGTCTCTTTTCTTCTGGAATGATTCTCTCTAATCCAATAGTTAATAGACCGTTTTTGAAGCTAGCTCCGAGGACTTCAATGTCATCTGCAAGAGTAAAGCTTCGAGTAAATTTCCTTTTGGAAATTCCTTTGTGAACGAAGCCATAATCATCTTCACCATTTCCGTCATAAACAGATTTGATAGTCAGTTGATTTTCTTTGACTTCAATATCAACATCTTCTTCTGTCAGACCTGCTAACGCAAGCTCAATAGAAAACTTGAGTTCGTCTTTAGAAGTGCGAATGTTATAAGGTGGAAAACCTGTTTGCATTTGTGCAGGTCGGTTTTCAATTTCGACCAATCTATCAAAGATTCGGTCAAAGCCCACTGTGAATGGGGCGAGGTTGTGTATATTAAATCCAGTCATTTTTATCTCCTTTTAAGCAAGATTATTATTATACTAATTTGGTGGCTATTAGCACACCGCCTTTTGTGAACCGATAATTCGTATTCACAAATTTATTTATACAGACTCAGCGTGTTCTTTAATAAAATTTTTAATAAAATTTCTGATTTCACGCGATGCAGATGTGTCATCATCTTTGCATATCTGTATGAATTCTTTCTTTTGTTCTTTGTTAATCTTAATTATTAACGTGTCATCTTTTTTCATGTTTGTCACCTAATTGTCACATAGAAGTTTCATTTGTTATAAATAAAAGGTATATACAATATATTTATAGGAGAAATACAATGTTAATAAAACTATTTAATAAAATCGACAAAATAATGAAAGCTGGTCGTTTTCATAAAATAGCCAATAAATTCTTAGCTACACTTCTCATTGTTCCTTCATTAGCTTTTGCAGATGAAGTTAATATTCGTCACATAGACCATACAACTATAATGACTAAAGATGCAATGGTCATATTAGACAAAAAAGCTGGTAAATTTTGGAACGCTAGTTTAGATTGTAAACTTCCAATTACTACCGACTCTAAAGTCAATTTTAAGACTGCCACAAGGACAATCAAAAAAGGTTCAGAACTAACATTTATTATTGGTTCTAAACAAAAAGATGAGCACTTATGTAGAGTTACAACTCTAGCAGCGCTTTAATCTCCGGTACTTCCAATACCTCCGTCTCGGTCAGTTTTCTGGCCGGGACGTTCACTAACAAATTCTGGTATATGTTGATGAATAGGCTCTATCATACATTGAGCTAATCTTTCACCGTGTACTATTCGTGCTAAACTATCTGAAATATTAAGTAGAAGAATATGTGTTTCTTCGACATAATCACAATCTATAATACCTACTCCGTTACTGAGCGCTAAACCTTTTCTAGCAGCTGCACTTGAACGAATAAACATTTTCATTACATGATGGTCAGGTATATCAAATATTAAACCTGTTGGAACTAGAGCTCGTTGCCCTGGGTGTAATAAAAAAGCAGGTTCACCTTCAATCTCTTTAATTAATATATCGACTTTTCGATTTACTGTATTATACGCTTGTATCTTTTCACCAGTCACAAAGGCTGCAGAAATATCGAAGCAAGCACTGCCTCGAGTAGCGTAAGTTGGAAGGATTGCACATTCTTTTGTTTTGTACACATTCATATTATATAAGTCACCAATTTGTTATATTGTTAACTAGCTTTTGCGTTACCAATATTGTATTTTACAGTTAGTTCCCAATCGTCTTTTTCTTTAAACGATATAATTTTAATTTGATTTAATGATGCTACTGGGTCTTTTGTCTTTTCAGCATCTACAATCTTTACTAATTCCCACTCTTCTAATAGGTTAACAATTGTGTTCCTACGAGCGTGGTCTTCTTCTGTAAAAGTATTATGCTTACCGTCAAGGATAAACAATTCTTTAAAATGCAGAATTGCATATCTACCCTTCTTGTGTAGAATGTGGCAGGACTGAAATAACTTCTTGTCTTTACGACTAGAAATACCAATCCTAGTGAGTGTTTCTTTAATTTTTAAGAAACTATCAGGTGTAGGAAGCGTTACTTCAACGCCAACACCTCTAAAAATATCTTCTTGTTCCATGATACATATTCACCTTTTTAATTATTGTGACTGATGGTATATAACCACTATAAGATTTATTTATCTTTTTCAAGTCTTACCCTCCTGTCACAAGTCGGTCGTGAACACTTTGAAGCTGTTCTTCATTCAGAACTTTGAGATATTGCTTTGCCACTGTTCGGTTACATTGACATACTTCTTGTATCGCATCGAGATTCACATCTTTATCAGCCTTCGGCCACTTAGAGAATCTTTTACGCTTTCGTAATACAGCACGGTAGTAATCAAACTGTGCTGCTGGAAACAACTCATGCCTTTGATTCATTTCATTAGCATGTAGTATTGTATCTTCAAAGTTAGTAAATCCACGATTAACGATATAAGCATTATATTGCTTTTCAGTCATATCTGGATTCTCACTATCTTTGATAAGGTCTGCCTTTGTAAAAGAGGCAGCATTCATAAAATCAAATGGACTCAAATCACCCTTTGCCATTTTGTATCTCCTCTATAGTCACAAGCATCTCGTTCATGTCTTTTGCGCAATCAGCACACATTTTGAGTTCCGCTTCACCATCTTTTGCTTGGTACTTTAGAGTGTATTCTTCACCTCCTTCTACACTCACATCACAGTAAAAGCACTTGTGTGATTTACGGAAATCAATTTTCATTAGACATACTCGGATTCAATCATAACTTCTGTTAAGAAAGCAACCATGTTAACTTCTTGGTCTGCTACGAAGTTTGCTTTGTACATATAGTCAGCAAGAGTCACAATAAATCCTGGTTGAGTTTTAAATTCAACTTTATGTGTTGCTGCGTCGTAGATACGTCTGAACATTTCATTCATATCTTGGTCTGAGTTTTTTGCTACCCATTTGCGCATATTCGTAAAGTCTTTTGCTTTGAGCAGACTGAATAGTTCATCAATACTCTCTTGTTTGAGATTTACAAATATACCTTCGTCGATTTTACCTGAAGCTGCATAAGATTGTAGTTCAGTTAATACACGACGGAAATCTGGAAAATGTTTTTCAATTACTTTTGCTACAACACCTTTATCGTAAGCAACATTCTCATTCTCAAGAATATTGATAACACGTTTAAAGAATTGCATAGCAAGAGCTGGTCGCTCGGTCTGTTCAATAGTAAAATCTACTTCAGATAACCTTGAACGAAGTGGAGCGATAATTCTGTTCTTAAAATTACATGTGAAGATAAAGCCACAATTAGCTGAATATTCTTCAATGAAATTACGAAGAGCTGGTTGTACATTTGCTGCACTGAGATAATCAGCTTCGTCAAAGATAACATACTTTCTACCACCACCTAGGGAAACAGCAGATGCGTATGTTGAGATATCATATCGAAGAGTGTCGATATTCACATTAAGCGAACCATTTTTAACGATATAGTCACAGCCCATTTCATCGAGCATAGCTTTAGCGACAGTAGTTTTACCTACTCCTGGTCCACCGGTTAGTAATAAGTTTGGTACACTTTCGTCGTTTACGAACTTACGAAAAGTGTTTTTCATTTTATCTGGAAGAATTGTGTCGTCGATAGTTTGTGGACGATACTTTTCTACCCAGAGTACTTCATTTGTTTTGTGTTGCATAGGTCACCGATAATCATAATATAAAATAAATTGAGGGCGGGGATAAGCGAATGCTGTATCCCCTGTTCTCGAGAAAGAGTGTTGGTCTTAGTCAACCAACTTGTCAGCTAATTCACCAGCTGCTGGAACATTTACATCAACTTCTGGAGCTTCTTGTGGTTGCTCCTGTTGAGGCATGTTTTGTCTTAAAAAAGCTTCAAGCTTATTTCTTAAGGCTCCAACACCTGCTAGTTCATTACCTTGAAACCCGCCTCTTGTTGACACTACGTCAATAAGTTGCAGGACTGTAGAAAGATCGTTCATGTCGATACGAACTTCTTGTTGCTGTTGCTGGCCACCGAAGTTGCCTTGTACTGCGTCATTCATAGTTTCACCTATCCTTTATTATATGTTGACTTTGAATCTATTGCCACGAAGTAAGTGACGTTGTCCCCTTTGAATTCTGAAATACCCTTTGAACAAATGGTAACTTCATAATCCATCGGCATTAGTTTCAAGTTATCAGTTTTAATGATGACTTTAAACTCATCGTCAGTTTCACCAATTTCAACACCAAAGTCATCTGTGTTGGCGTTAGCGCTGTCGATTGCTTTGAGATAACACTTGCCGCTTTCGCCGACAAACGCAATCTCGGTAAACTGAAGAACACCTGCTGCTTTGAGAACTGAAGAAAGGTCACTTTCTGTTACACTCACAACAACGTCTTCAGATGGTATATTTATATCTTTTTCGGGCGGAGTATGAATCATAGAGATGTCTGCATAGACATACTTGGTTCGTCTCTTACCTTCAGATATAATAAAGTATTTATCTCCAAACTCAACGTCTGGGTCTTTATACAAGCTTAATATTGAAAGAAATCTAGATAAGTCATATACACAAGCTTCGCTTGGTATTTCATCTGGGATTTTTGCAATCGCAATAAGCGTTTTTTCTGGAGTAATCGTCTTAATAGTATTACCGGGCTTTAACAAAACTGATTTGTTAATTGCAGTAAAACTTTTTAGGACACTCAAGGTTTCGTTAGAAAATTTCATAATATAAATTTCTCCTGGTTTATGAAAGGTTTATTATAACATACTTTTAGTAGTTTGTCAACCACTACTTATAACTCTTTTTACTAGAAGTGTTATCAGCAGTTGCTGTCACTCCAAGCTCTGCAATGGAACCCATACCACCTTTAAAGATATATGTTCCTGTGTGGTTTAGCTGCATCCAAGGACACATCCAAACTTTCAGTCCCGCTTTACGGGCTTGCTTACAGAAGAAATAATCTTCTGATAAGTAACGCTTAGAATCTGGGTCAATAACACAATCAAAGAAAGCTGTAATTTCTCTTGTGCCATCAAATTGTTCGGTTCGTACATGGTCTGGTAAATAGGAAAGCTCTGGATAAGCATCACGGTATTTCTCTAATGCTTCTCTTGAGATTAACATAAATCCAGTCCCTGCTTCTTGTACTTCAACTGGTTCACTTATTTTAAACGATTGCATTCCTTTAACTGGATTGAATACAAAGTCTGATGTAAATCTTTCTAGTTCAAATGGATTCTCATCTGATTTACCCATTTGTGCAGCTCTAGCTACTTTTTCCCATGCAATTGTTTTCTTAGGATAAGGACCAGTTACAATTGGATATTCTTCTGGGTCTTGTAAATGTACTCCAAGTAATGCAAGAGCATCACGAGGATTAAATGCGATATCTGCATCAATAAATAATAAGTGAGAACAATCTGAACGCAGGAATTCGTCTACAATATAGTTCCTAGCACGTTGTACAAGGCTCTCATTGAAAAGGAAATAGTATTTTAATGGGATACCATGAGTAGCACATAACATGCTTAGATCGTTGGTAGCTTTTGTGTAAAGGCCTGTTGCTTGACCACCATACATTGGTGTACCAACGAAGATACTATGCTTTCTTAGTTCTTCTGTTTTAATTTCAATTTTCATATTTGCTCCAAATCATTTTCTGCTCTTACGATTGCTTGTAACCTAAGTACATCTGCTAATACATCCCAAGAACTATCATGCGCTTTAAATGTTTTATCCCATTTTTCTGTGTCGGCAATAGGACAGAATCCGTTTTGTTTATTTTCAAAGTTAAATTTAGCATCAATATAAGTTCTCATATCACGTACCATATAGTATTTCAAATAGTTATAAAGATGAGCTTTACGACCTTGACTATCAAAAAGTCTTGTAATAATAATTGGGTCGAAAGCATTACCACGAGTCCACCAATGGCCAATATTTTCGTCAACAACTAAGTTGTGAAAATTTGATACAAACTCTTTTACTGTAAGGTCTTGCTGTGATGGTTTAATTTTATCACGAACTTCTTTAGATTGTTCTGACCAAAACTGAATTACATCTTGTTCAATCTCATAACCATATTCCTTAACTTGTTCTGCAACATTAAGCTTAAACCTACGAGTTTTATTGATGTCTGCTGGAGTATAAGGATTTGTAGTAAAATTATCCCAATCAAAAATCATTACTGAACAGTCAACGACCGCACAAGTTGTAGGCTCTGTGCCCATTGTTTCAAAGTCAAGTACTAAATGTTTTTTCATGTCATAAACTCGGTTATATCTACAGATGAGTGACTATCACGAATACGCTGTGATAAGTTGTCTTGGTATATAAATGTAGCATCTTCCATAGGTAATTTTTTCTCTATTGCTTTTTTCACCTGAGTAGCCATATCCCTTGCAGTCTTGTAAGGTACATTTTGGCAGATATGATTGATGCTTTTTTCTGGTTCAAGTAATTCATAATCTTCAGGAAGTCCCATGATGTTCATTGCTTCCCTTATGTTTATATATCTATCTTCGACGGGGTGAGTAAGAACATGTGGCATATGTACTACAAATGCTCCAATGTATCGAATAGGAATCACTGTTCCTCTCCACATTACTCCACCACCTGCTTTAAGTTTTTCATATCTTCTCATACATTTATCGGCTTCTCTATCAAGTCCTAGCCCTCTCATGTATTCAGATACTTCAGCATAGTTTTTACCGTGGTGGTGTATGATTTCACTTTCAACATTATACGATGCTCTTGTGAATGTTTCGTCTTCTCTTAATTCTGCCGCAAAATCACTGTGCGTCATTCCACCTTTTATTTCTTCTAATAAGTATTTGTAGTATGGGTCATCTTGAGATGGAATACGCTTATTAATCGTTTCTGTTTGGAAATTAGATTTTGTTTCTAATAATAGGTCAGTAATAGTCGGCATTTCTTTATCAAAATACTCAAATACCGGTACCTTATTTTTAAATACATCTTTTTTCCAAAAGAAATAAAACGATCGCCTACGAACTTGAGGATTGCCATGTAGCAATGTTTTCGTAGTATAAATTGACATGTTATAACCAGCTTCTTGCCCAATTTCCATAAGCTTCTTTTTCATAAATGCGCCAACATTAGTAGCAAGAGCAGGAGCGTTCTCACCCCATAAAACTTTAGGAGCAATCTCATTGAGTACAAATTTTGTAGATTTTACAAGCCATTGGTTATTTGGATTCTGTTCACCATAAGAATTGTGATAACTACTCAAACCTGCACAAGGACATACTGACGATACCACATCAACTTTCTTATATCGCTTAGGTGCATTCTCGCCATCAATAACGTGATATGGAATATTGTGGTCGTGTTCTTTATAATAATTTAACAAATGCTTTTCATTACCTTCAAATCCGCCGTATGTCATTAAATACTCGGGCTTTTGTCCGTAAGCTTCGTCAGATGCTAATATCTCCCCTCCAATCAGTGGGATAATTCCTGCATGTTTCATTCTACTACTCCTAAAAGCTCACTTCTTTGTGTTGCTTTATCTAGTGGGTGGTTATCATAAAGACATTCTTTTTGAGCCTTACCCAGTTTTGTTAATTCTTCAACAGACATATTTTCAACACTTTCAATTGTATTTCCAACATATGCCTCACCGTAAATTGCACCTTCTGCATCTGAACATACAAGTACTGACTCTACATCAGCAACCTGTTGAACACGAGATCTCCACCAACCAGAACCTGCATGGTAATATTCAGGCATCATGCAACCCCAGTTCTCATTATAAATTTTGCACATCTCGGGCTCTTTCACTCTATATGTTTCAACGCCTTTAGTTTGTTTTGTTTCTCGTCTTGGGCCAAAGTTTAGTACATCCCATGTCGGTTTCTGTTTGTTGAACCAACCCATAGTTTTACTTTGAACAATAGATGAAAATATCCATCTGAGTTTTTTCTCATCGGGTGGAATAATAATTGGCTCTTCGTCAAAGAATCCAAGTAATCCAATATCTTCACCATAGTTGTTTTCAGGCCTACGATTAAGATTGTAAGGATTTGGATTATAATTAATAATCTTACCTTTATAATCAATTTTAAATTTGTCGTTGTCACCACCAGCAAATGTACATAAAATCAAGTCATTCTGTTTTTGATTTACAATATGACATGCTTCAATGAACATATCAATATGTTTACCCATATCTTCAAGTGGAGTGTCACCTTTATATAGATTTGCTAGGTAAGTATTTGTTCCATAATCAAAGAATGGTTTACCTGATTCTTTATGAGCAATAAGATTTTCTTCATACAATTTAAATGAGATGAATACTTCACGCACTTGCCAATCATCATTAGCGAGAATTGCATCAGGTCTTGCCGTCAATGCGTATAAAGCGTCGAAAGCGTGGTGAGCAAAAGATTTAACAGATGAAAGATAAATGATAACTTTATCGTATCCGTTAAGGTCTTCTCCAATACTAACTGTTCGTTGCTCAACTTCATGGCCCATATCTTCAAGGCATCGAATTAAACTGTAATGTGAGTTTAGAATTTTGAGCTCTTTACCAAGATAATAATCTTTAGTACATTGCTCTTTATTAAACCCTGTTATTAATATTTTCATAATATCTCCATTCTATAGTTTGGATTCCCAGTCCAAAAAATTTTGTTCGTCAAATGTTTTAGTACCTTTAGCAGTAGTTACATGCTGAATGTATTTACCTTTTTTACCCCAGTGACCCCATTCATTACTAATAGTTGTGTATTTTCCATAATGGTTACCAACTAAAACATTAAATAATGATTGGTCATGCTGTGGTTGAGGCACATCAAGTTGTGCTCTCCAATAATCTTTTGTTGCTTCGTAATATTTTCTATCGAATAAAATTGTACCTGAGCAAAAGTATATGTGCTCGTCAGGTATTCCTAAGCGGTCATTAAATCTTTTTTGTTTCGCGGCTGCAGCTTCTGTATTGTAGCCATAATCCATCATTGCTGAAAATTCATCGTTCTCAAATAAGTTAGGACAAATTTTAGTAATAATAGAATCGCTATCCAAGTACATAATTTTATCGTACCCTTGCTCGAATAGTTTGTAAATATAAAGTTTATGATATGCAGGTGAGTATTGGCTACCTAACCACTCATCTGTTGTTAAACGAAAATACTCTGCTCCATTCTTTTCAGCATAAGCTGATGCTCTAAGAGTAGAGTAATCATATAAATCTTGCGCGTAATGAAATTTTTTCTTGCCTTCTGAGCGACCGCCATTTGGCTTTATTTGAACTTGAAAAACAAGGTTCTTTTCAATTTTATTCATAATGTAATCACCTAATTAATTGTATATTATAACATGTTTTTATTGGAATGTACACAATTATTTATGAAAATTTTACAGTGTAATTTCGCTGGCGTCATATATCGACCAAGCAACTCCTGCTTCTAAAAACATATTTGACGTTTTAGTAAAGGAACTCTTCCAATTATCTGGTACATCTTCTGATGCCATAACAGTTCTTACGCATCCTACTTGAATTATGCCTTTTGCACATTCATGGCAAATTGGTAAACCCCAAACGTATGCAGTTGCACCACGAAGAGATTGACCATGAGCTGTGGCATTGTATATACCATTCATTTCTGCATGAGATACTAACTCATACTTAAGCTCTCTATCGTTGTATCGTTCTTCTGTATCTTCAATACCTCGTGGAAAGCCATTATAACCTGTAGAAACGATTCTACGATTGACAACATAGACAGCACCTATTTGTTTAGATGGGTCTTTACTCCATGTAGAAACTTCTCTTGCTAATCTTAAAAATCTTATATCCCATTTATCTGGCACTAATAAGTTCCTCAATAAAGTTGAAGTGTCTTTCGTAAACATGGAAGTTGGATGCTGTCCATATCAAATTACCACATTGAACACCGAGTTCATATGCAAGTTTATGTTGAACGCTTCTTGCCCATGCTTTATCATTGTTATAACCAAAGACTGCATCGTTTGAACGCATAAGATAATGAGATTCAAGTTGACCATCGCGAATATAAAATGTATTTGCGTATGTACACATAAAGTCGTTCATGCCATCGCGAGTCATATCGACATGCATACTTGGTCTATTGTATATCATAGTGGCTCTACGTGAATTTGGATTGTTTTTCAGTTCACGCAAAACATGTTTATATTGGTTACCATTATCTTCTGAATAAATGCACCAGCCGTAATTAGAATTAATCTCACCTTCTGTTGATGCAATTGATTTCCATATCTGAGGAGTTTCTCCAGGAATATCATTTACATTAAGCGATTGAGATTCATACCATTCCAATTCACGTTCAATGTACTCATAGGCTGGTTTACGAATAACATAGTCTTCGTCTGCAATAAATGTTGCACCAATGATTTCAATAGTTTTAGCACCTGTTCTGTCGATTACAAAATCTTCATCAAGGTACTTATCAATAATCAGTTGTCTTATGTTACCAACTGTTAACATTAAATACTCTCCAGCAATGCTTCCATATCTTCAACTTCAGTTACTACTGAGCTGATATTTTGTTTGTGAAAAACTCTTGCAGCTTTTCGTAGTGTTGCTTTTGGGATATCAACATCATTTGCTAATGCATCAATTGCATCTTTTTGGAATGCTCTTTCGCCTTCCATTCTTACATATGAATTGCTAATTTCTTCAAATGCACCACGTATGCGTTTTTTATCTTCTTCGCTTGAAGGTATAATGATATTACTCATCTCTATTTCTCCTGTTAAATACATCATGACGAGGGTCTTGGCCTGGAATCATATGTCGAGCATATGCAACAAAGAAACTCGAATAGTTAATTAAGTCTTTAGCTGAATCTTCAAGCGATTCAAAGTTAGGTTCGTAATCATCAGATTGCATGGCTTCCATGACAGATTTCATGCGGAGCATTTTAGCGTGCATGATGTCATGGATTGTGGTTAAGCCATTAGGATAATAGTCCGCTTGGGAAACGGACGAATTAGGATTCTGATAATCACGAGATTTTTGTTCTTGTAAGTCAATGCATTCTTGCAAGACGTTTACAGATTCTCGGGACATAGTTTTCACCTTTTTCATAATTTAAAGTGTTATTATAACACGTTGTGTAAGTTTTGTCAACCTTTTTATACAACTTTTGGTGCAGCTTTAGGTACAAAATGATTAGTTACATTTAATAACTTATCTTCTGCTTCTGCAAGTTTTCCTAGCTCAGCATCGAGTGTTTCGATAATACTAGGATGTTCAGCAACTCCTACACCATTCTCAAGCATAACAGTAATATTTGCTTTATGTTCAGCAATTTGTGCTTGATACTTAGCAACAAGTGCAGTTACTAAAGTTTCTTTCAATTCTTTCATAATATACTCCTTACAAATTTGAAAGTTTGCCGTGATTACCTTCGTGAGAAGGTGGGTACCAATCAGCGGGCTTAATTAAATCTGGTACTCCAAGTGGATTTGGGCGAGATGGCTTTCTGCCTACTTCTTTGTTCATATTAGCTTTAAGAACTTCGTCCCAAGCTTTATAAGGGTCAACACCAAAGGCGTCGAGTGTGCCGATAGCAACAACACAAAGGTCGATAAGACCATCAACAATTTCTTCTGCATCATTTTCAGCAACAGCTTTACGAGTTTCCTCTAGCTCTTCGTTGAGAAAGTCAACACGAAACTCAAGAAACTTTTTCAGTTTCTCAGGATTATTTTCTACCCATTGTCTTGTAAGATATTTACCTTGCATTAAGTGAATATCTTCTACCCAGTTTTTACTCATTAGGCATTCCTTGTTGAATGTATACGCCGATGGTACCAATTTGACCATCTGTTAAACTTTTAGCTGTAGGCCACATCATTACAGATTGTGGTCCAACTGTTTCACCTGCTTTATAAGCAAGTAGTTTTGTAATAATATCATCAGCTGATTGTCCTTGTAGTTTAGGACCAATGCCACCTTGACCTTTTGGGCCATGACATGCTGCACAAGTATTCCAAACTTGTCTGATATCCTTAAAGCTATCAAGATTGTCTTCTGCTGCTGCATTTGCTGATAACACTAATGTCATCGCGATAATTAATTTGTTCATAGTTTTGCCTCTAGTTCTGTATACCCACCGATAGCTTCACCATCCATAGTAATCTGAGGAAAGGTTCTAGCTGTAGGAAACTTTTCAAAAAATTCTTCAGTGGTATAATCTTCTTGTAGAGTTAAGTACTCATACTCTACACCTTTTTGTTCACATAAGGTTTTTGCCATTACGCAATAACCACATGATGGTTTACCATAAATCGTTACCATAGTTTCTCCTATACTAATTTAAGTCCGCCACCTGAGTCAGGCATTGCAATACCTGTTGTAGCTTCAATGACTTGTCTTTTTAATTCTTCAGCAGGTTCTAATTGGAACATAACGTGTTGTTCACCAATAACAACTGGTCCACGTTTTGCATAAGGTACGAATGGAACCATTCCAATTTTACCTTCACCTGCAGGCACCAACAGAATAGCGTCTGTTAGCGTGTAAAAGCCTTTATCATAACTGACTTCAGCAATAACCTCTTCGCCCGTTACTAGCCTTACAATTTGTACATCTTTCATAATGTCATTCTCCTATTTTGTGCTATATTATAACACATTTGTTTGTATTTGTCAACCAAAAAATAAATCCAATGTATCTTGTTTTTCAGAAGTCCAGCCGAGAGCTTCAATGATATGCTCGATGGGACTGAGAAAAACTTTATCGAATTGTGTTTCGTAATCTATATATCGTTCGAGCCCAAGTTCAGGTGGGAGCACAGCTGGAAACGAAATTACGTTTTCGCGTATCGGATTTGGTACTTTGAGATACACAAATTTTATCTTATCGCCTGACTGAACAGACTCGTATCGTTTACTGAGACCTTTTTCTTTGAGATAATGGTTAAATAATATGCAACCACGAACATGTATTGGACAACCTTTCTTGTAACCAGATTTGACCATATACTTTTCGATATTATCAGTACCTGAATTACGACCGACAGCTTCTGCAGGAAGTTTAAAAAACTCTTGTTTGAAGTCTGCAATAAATTTTTGAGTCTGTTCTTCACCTTCGTTTAGAATTACGTTAAAGATTTCACGCATTTTGTCACGACATACTTCTGGCGTTGATGAACGAACTGATTCAAGTCCTGTCACACTGATTTTTGGTTTTTCGTAATGTACACCTTCTGAGTTCAGCGTATTGAGTATATATCGCTTTTTAGCAATGAAGATTGCACGGTCATTAATTTTCTCGCGTTTCATTACCATCGCATTACGATATGCACCCATGTCAGATGCAAGTTTTTCGTAACCTTGTTCGATAATCTGTTCGATTTTAGTTTGACATACTTTGTCAAGGAACTCTTCGCCAGTCTTGCGATCGATGTCAGTTGTACCATAGACTTTTTCAACGAGGTCTGCAAAGTTAACATAAATCGAGTCAGTGTCGATATAGATGATATAGTCTTTGTCTTTTGTTTTCAGTACTTTGTTAAGATAATCGTTTACAGACTTTTGTGCATATCGAATCGAGAGCTGACCTGATGTTGTAATAGCTTCAGCCATATCATTAATATAGTATAAGAAATATATGTTTGCTGTAGCACCATAGAGTGAGTTCATCGAAATTTTTATCGACATTTGAGAATTGTGTAATTGGTTAGCTTCTGTCTTGAGTTTTTTCTTTTCAGTAGGGTCAGTTTCAACTTCAAGTTGTTGTTCAACCGCAAGCATTTGCTTTTTGATTTGAGCACGATTGTTGTAGTACTCATCAATAATCTCAGGAATAATACCGAGTTTCTTGTTATCAAAACATGCACCGTTTGCTGCAACAGAATATGATTTGTTGTTATTTTTAAATTCGTCTTTGAGTACCATATCTTGAGATACATACTCACGGTCATCTGGCAGATAAGTTTCAGGTGACATATTGTACTGAAGCATCAAGTGAGGATACAGTGAGTTCAAGTCAAATGATACTACCCAAGGATACATACCAGGTTTTGGGTCTTTAACATAACCACCTACAAGACCAGAACCTCGTTGGCCTGGTGATTCTTTAATTGGTGGAACAATCTTGTCATTCATCAGTTTACGATAGATAATAGATTCCCATATACCTACGGTGCCGAATGCATCGTTATAGTTAACTCCACCACCATAAGCAACAGTCATCACAAGAGCAAGTAGAGATGTTTCTTCTTCCAACCTTTCAATGAGCTGTGTGTCTTTTAAGTTATAGTCGAGATAGAGTTGTGGGTTTTGTTCGTATAAAGCATTTAGATTACCATATTCAGAATAATCCAATTTCTTTTCACCGAGTACAACATTCGCAATATGGTCAAGTCTGTAGGATTCTTGTGGTCCGTATTTGTAACCAAACTTTTTAAATGCATCCATATAGTCAATAACAGAAATACCTGAAATGCTGTAAGATGATTGTACCTTACCAAATACTTCTCGCGAATACTTTCGTATGCTTTTCCATGGGCTGAGTCGTTTCGATAATTCCTCACCACAAAGATTTGTAATACGAGTTATGATATATTGGATGTCAAAGTATTGGACGTTCCAACCTGTTACGATGTCTGGATAATCAGATACCCATATCTCAACGAATCGTCTAAGTAATTGTACCTCTGTGTCAAACTTAATGAATACAATATTATCGGGGTGGATACCAGTAATAGTTTTCGTCTTATCAAAATCTTTGCGTCCAAGCAAATAATAGATATTTGATTTTGAAGATTTGTATGCAATAGATGTGATTTCTTTGTCAGCATATTCTGTGTCTGCATAACCATCACTGATATCGACCTCGATGTCGAAGCTGACGATGTTAACTTGGTTAATGTCATAACGTACATCGTCGGGATAATTTTCTTGGATAAATTGAGCAGTATAGTTTGTATTACCAAAGATTTTCATGCCATGAACGCCTTTGTATTCTTCGGTAAATTCTTTAGCTTCACGCATTGAGCCAAACTGCTGAGGACTCAATGGTAAATTGCCTTTAAGGGAAGTATATCCCTCGTCACCAGATTTTGGTGTATGTAAGTAAAGAGTTGGTTTGTAAGGAACGCGATATGAGAAACGTTTACCGTTTTCGTAACCACGATGCAAGATGTTATTGCCGTAACGCTCGACTGAAGTGTAAAAAGAAGTCATACTCATATTATTCCATATTGTAGGGTACTATTATAACACGTTGTGTGGAATTTGTCAACCGTTTTATGCGGCAATCTCACTAAAGTTTTTCACCTTTTGGAACGTGATACTAGTGTCAAATTTCTCTGCAAATTGGTCGCCTCTATGTGAGATAACAAAGATATTGTCATCAGCATTCAAGCTATGCAGAGTTTCAATTAAACTTTCGATACCTACACTATCAAGTGCACCATCTAGAGTTTCATCAAGTATGAGAAGGTTGGTTGATACTGAGTTACGTAGTTTGGCAACTGAACGCCATGATAACATAATACTCAATGTGATACGAAGCTTCTCACCTTCTGAGAAAGAAGCATAAGAGAACTTATCTCTAAATCTAGATTTGATAATCTCATTAAAGTTCTCGTCAAGTTGGAAATCAACAAAGAGGTCAAACGCAGCTAAATATTTGTTTATAAGCTTATTCATAACTGGAATATACTGACTGATGATACGAGCTTTGATGCCACCATCTTGTAGTATTGTTCTAACAACACTCAGCACTTCACGTTCTTCTAGAAGTTCTGTTCTTTGCTGTTGTTTCTTCTCTAAGTCTTTTTCTAATTTTAAAAGTTTACTGGTGTCAACTTCATCAACTTCACGTTGTGCATCATCTAATTCTTTTTTCATAGCGATCAAAGCATTCTTAGACATCTTAATTTCAGCACGATGTTCTGAAATCTTAAAGTTAACATTTTGAATTTCTGTTTCGATTTTAGATATTGAGTTGAGTCTGTCTTGGTGAGTTTTAATAATTGCTGCTGTTTCTACAAGACCTTTTTCAATTTCATCTTTCTTTGTATTTTTCTCATTAATTTGGTCTTGTTTAAAGTCATGTTCAATGCCTTGTTTGCATGTTGGACAATTGTCGTGGTCGTGATAAAAAGATAGCTCTTTTTCGTATGCAATGCGCTGTCGTTCGAGTTCTGTTCTATTTTCTGTTGCCTCTTGGAATTTTTGTTTCTCATCTGCTTTATCAGATATATCATCATAAAGAGTTTTAATAATCTCATCTTGTGCATCAATTATTTTGTTTTTAGCTTCTACAGCATCTATTTCAACACCCATACGCTCTTTGATTTTAGATACTTCGACTTGTTTAATCTTACGAATTTCTTCGTCATGCTCTTTAGCGCTTTCAATTTTAGATTCCATTAACTCAATCTTATATGCATTTTCATTAATGTTATCAGTTGTTGCTTTCATCTGGTCTTTAGCTAACCAACCCATTGTACTGAATACTTGAATGTCAAGTAAATCTTCAATGATATCT